AAAGAGGTATAATGCCTATGAAAGGTTTTGAAGATGCACCAGATGGTTCTTGGTTTGGTTCTATGAAGGTAGATAACGACTACGCATGGAACGAAGTTAAGGAAGGTAACATTAAAGGATTTTCAGTAGAGGGAGTATTTGAATATTCAAAAAAGCCAAATAAGGAAGAAAGCCTAATGGCTCAAATATATCAAATTTTAAAAGAGGTAGATTTTGGAGGTGAAGGTAGTGGATGTAGGGGTGATAATTGCGGTAGACCTAAAGGAAACGGAGAATCAGTATCTGCTCCTAGAGTAGTAACAGCAGGAGATAAAGATTTTCAAAACTTAGTTTCTAAAGCTAAAGAATCTGCACCAGAATTAGATAAATGGGGTAAAGATTTAGCTGGTAAACATGGTGCTTCTGTAACAGATATAAACTTAAAATCTGAAGGTTCAATCTTAAGAAAGGTAAATAATGAAGAAGGCGGTGATTTGACACAAATAAAAGATGCAGTAAGAAATACTCTGGTGCATGAAAACCCAGAAAAGGTAAAACAAATAATAGAAGATTTAAAGTCAGATGGTAGATTTTTAAGGGCAAAATCACAAAATCATGAAACTGACGCACTTGGATATAGTGGAAATATTGTAAATGTTAAGCTATCAAATGGTCAAATAGGCGAAATACAGGTAAATACTCCTAAAATGATATATGCCAAAGAAAAGCCAGAAGATGCAATCAGAACCATAGGTAAGGCTAAATATGATGAAATCAAAAGGCAAACTGGTTTGGAGGGTGGAAAAGGTCATACTATTTACGAAGAATATAGAGAATTAGTAAAAAAGCCTATAACCAAAGAGAGTGCAAAAAGATTAACAGAATTAGAACAACAATCAAAAAATTACTATAAAAATTTCTTGAATTAAAAAAAGTTTTGTATATTGCAAATATGAGAGAGTTTATCAACAGATTATCAGAAAGCAATGAGTTCTTCTTTGAGAATTCATTTGAAGAAGTAGCTTTCAAGTGGAACGGCAAGAATTACATTGCCAAGCAAAAAAAAGGAAAGCCCTATGAAATCAAGGGCGGTGAAACTGTTCTGCTTGAAGCTATTTTAGAAGGTAAAGAAATCAGTAAGCAGGAATACGAAAGCTACTGATAAGACCTTTAATGTAGAGCATTTCTAACTTTAGAATCATTTTAAATCTAAGTTTAGGGTATAACACTCTAAACTTTTTTCTTTCATTGTAGTATTTGTAGAATTGATTGTAGTTATTATTAATTATACACTCACGAACATTGCAAATTCTATCAGCCATTTTAACTATAGAAGTTTCATAATATTTAGAGCATAACTCATAATAGTTATTTAAATTATTTTTAGATAAGTGCCTTACATATATTGGCATCATTGGAGATATAGTACTTAATTCTTGTTCTATAATATTAGTATCTTCTATAGTATCATGTAAAAAAGCAAGGCTTAAAATCTCCTCTTTATTTTCAAACTTACTTACTTCTAGATAGACTTGAAATAGATGGTAGATATATGGCTTAGAGCCATACACCTGCCATCCATGTTTTTCAAGTGCTAATTTTATTGATTGATTAAGCATACCAACTGCAGTAATTTTGTTGACCTTCTTTGTGTTCAAACAGTCTTCCGATACATCCTCCCATTGAAATGTGATAACTTATTGAACCATTATAGTTGACACTGGGAACAATTCTCTTTATGAAAGGCTCACCGATGAAACAGTTTTTGCAAGGCTCAACCATCGCAGAAGCCCAAGAAGTTTCTTGAACTATCTTTTTTTGAATTTTCTGGAGAATCGCAGACCTTCCTTTGAAGCCGATAATCTGGTAGTACTTTATGTTAGTCTGTTCATAGCCCCAAGATTCATAGAGTATTTGACCCACAACAAATTGATGGCTAAATTCGCTAGTGGCTTTCTTTTTCATGTTCTTTGCATTTTCTCTTCTTTCTTGAATCTTTTCAAGATTAAGAACAAAAGACTCTAAATACTCAATCATGTTTTCATAACTTCTGAATCTGTAGTAAAACTCTGGCTTTTTAAACCGAGCCTTACTTACAATTTTTTCAGCCCTAGCAATGTGACTTCTTGAACCTTCTAGGCTTTGTGAGATTTCAAGAGAGAGGTTCTGTTTTTCAAATCTTTCAATTAAATGTTTCATAAAAGTGGTTTTGAATTGTTTAACAAATATATAAACTTATTTTTAATTAAAAAATATTTTTTCATGAACTTCTTTTATCGCTTGAGTTAGTTTTCCGCTACTCATTAGGTTAATGACAATTCTTATTGAAACTTCTTGATTGCCTTTAGTTACAACCATTGCATGAGCATAAGCAGTAGATTGGGCTTCTTCAAGTATTGACAAATTAAAAAAGTTGTAGCCCATAGATTTGCAGAAAGATTTTTTGGCAATCTTAAAAGCCATTTCATTTTGATTCATATTAGTGGTTTTTATAATAATGTTTCTGATACATTTTCCTGTTTTCTAGATGAAAAAGAGAAGCACCGAGAAAACCAAGAGCAAAACATAGGTAAATCATAATCTCAATTTGTATAGTAAAGATATAAAGTTATTGTTAATCTACCAAATAAATTTATACTTTTTTTTAAATTATTTTTATTAATTAAAATTTTGATTTTTTAAGTGATAAATAATCTATGCATTATAACATTTAAAATAAAAGATATGAACGCTAAAGAAGCAATCTTAAAGATTAGAGCACTATTTGAAGATATGCCAGAACCAATGCCACAAGATGAAGCAAAGGTTGAAGAAGAAAAAGTTTTGATGGCTGAATATGTTTTAGAAGATGGTACTAAAGTAATGATTTCAGCACTTGAAGTAGGCGGTGAAGTTGTTCTTGAAGATGGTTCACCTGCTCCAGATGCAGAACATAAACTTGCAGATGGTCAAGTTATTGTTACTGAAGGTGGAGTTATCAAAGAAATTAAAGTAGAAGAAGAGCCAGTAGAGATTGAGATTGAAGCAGGTAATAAGAAGATGGATGAAATGGAAGCTAAACTTTCTGCATTAGAAGTTGAGAACGAATCTTTGAAAGCTAAACTTTCAGAAGTTGAAAGAAAGGCTGCACAAGGTTTCTCACAGGTAATTGAATTGATTGAAGAAATCGCTAAAGTTCCTCAAGCAGACCCAATAGAAAAAACACAGTCTTTTAAATTTGAATCTACTAAAGACATCAAGTTTGATAGACTAGCTAAATATCGCAACGCAATTTTAAACAATAAAAACTAAGAAAAATGGCATTTAATGTTTCTGCACTCGCAGACTACACAGAACAGAACGAAGCCTTGTTGGTTACCAGCTCGGTTCTCGGTGCTAAGACTGCCTCTTTAATTAAGAGTGCAGGTAACGTTATGGTCGGAGTTAAATCTTCTGAAACCATTAACATCATGGACACAGACGCAGTTTTCCAAGCTGGTGGCCCATGTGGTTTTAACGCTTCTGGTTCTACTTCTTTCACACAAAGAACTGTGACTGTAGGTAAAATCAAAGTAAACGAGGCTCTTTGCCCTAAAGATTTGGAAGCTAAGTACCTTCAGAAGGCTTTGCCTACTGGTTCAATGTACGATTCAATTCCTTTTGAGCAAGAGTTTACAGACAAGAAAGCTAAGCGTATTGCTTCTCAACTTGAGATTGCTTTATGGCAAGGTGATACAACTAGCGTAAACGTAAACTTGAATAAGTTTGATGGTTTGGTTAAGTTGGTAGGTGCTGCTTCTGGAGTTGTAGATGCTAACACTTCTACTTTCATCTCTGGTGCTCCTTTGTCTAGCATTTCTGCAGCTAACGTAGTTTCTATCTTTGATGGTATTTACAAGGCTATCCCTGCACAGATTGTTTCTGAAGATGATGTACATATCTTCTGCGGTATGGACACTTTCAGAACTTACACAATCGCTTTGAAGAATGCTAATATGTTCCACTACACAGTAGACGTTAAGGCTGATAACGAGTTTATCCTTCCAGGCACTACTATTAAAGTTGTAGCGGTTCAAGGCTTGAACGGAACTAACAAGATTTATGCAATGAGATTGTCTAACTTGTTCTTGGGTACAGACCTTCTTAACGAAGAAGAAAAATTTGAAATCTTCTACGCAAAAGAGGCAGACCAAGTACGTTTCGTAAGTGAGTTTAAGATGGGTGTTAACATCGCTTTCCCAGACGAGGTGGTTAAGTTCGCATACTAATAATATAGGGGGTGAAATATCCCCCTATTTTTTAACTTTATAAATTATTTAAAATGGCTTGTGCACTTACACAAGGTTAT